AACTCCCAAGCGGTCGCGTCGGGGTCATACCATGCCAGATTGTCATCTTGGCCCGCCCAAGCACCTGTGGCCGCTGCCGGAACAATATAGAAATTGTAGCCCACTGGAACCGCAGGAACGTCGTCGGTCTTTGATACCACCGCCGCGCCTTGGTTGAGCTTTCGGAAGGCCCAACGGAACCGATCCCCGGTGCCGTCGTCATCTGCGCTGCCTATGTTCAGGATGTTTACACTCATGGCTTATGTCCTATCAATCGTGGTGCCTGTTTCGTCGGCGGTAAAGGCCGTGGAATCGGCGGTTGCTGTGCGGAGGTCAAAGTATCTTTTCGCGTTCCAGAGCGATTCCCCGATTGCGTTCACAGCGATGAATTCAACATACCCTCGTTCCTCTCCTGCGAGATCGACGAACGGTATGACCTTGGTTGTCCCGGCTTCCCCTGTATACTCTACGATCAGCACGCCTGCCAAGTCCCGAACTCGGATCGTGGTATCTTGTCCAACCTCCCCTGCGATGCTCGCGTCGTCCCACTTGTTTGCAACCACATCCTCAAGAAGTCTGTTCCGGTTGGCCCAAGAGGCGGTCATCTGGCTGGGGGCGGTCGTCGGGTCGTCATAGACCAGCAGGTCGAAGCCCGCCGCATCTAGGTCACAGTCGGCTGGCCTGAAGGGTCTGTGTGGCCGCTCAGAGACCGTCAGGGTCACGTCAGGCGCATCCGCATACACCAGTCGACCTTCGGAGGTCCTAGGCAGCTGACGCCACGTTCTCACCTCGCCCGCTGTTCTGCTTCCGGGGTCGATAGCTGAGCCATCGTCGTCGATAGCCCAGAGGATCGTGCCGACAGGCCATGCCCCCGGAAGGGTGTCCCAGATAGCGCGTCGGACTTCCCATTCCGTGTCGACCGCAATGTAGCTATCCAACATAATGAATTCGTGGGAGCCCTCTGACATTCCGAGCATGTAGACGTCGCCTGCCACAGCGATCCCTAACCCAAGCTCGTCTATTATCGCGACAGGGAGTCTCGAAAGAACCTCTGGGATCAGTGCGGTCGCTATGGCCTGAGCCTCCTGCACGTTACCCGTCATAATAGGCTGGACGGCGGTCGCACCAGTCCCCAAAGTAACAAGGGTGTGGACCTCAGAGTCGATAGCATTCTGCGTATCGTGTGCTGCGTGCAGGAAGACACCAACCGTAGGGTAATCCGCGTCTAGATCGTCGACGTTGACACCACTTTGTTGGAGCAGAGGGAGGGGGGTGGTCATAGCGAACTCATGGTCGAAGGGGATAGCATCTTCGCGCTGCGGGTCCCAGCCTGAGACAGGGGCCGAGGCGTAGCTCGTCTGGTCCAGACCGAAGATATCCTCGACGACCGACAGAGTGATCTTGCGATCCTTAGGCTTGCCGTAGTCGATGGCCATGACTCTGACCGGCATTTCGATGATCCCATCGGTGGTCCACGAGAACCGGAGGATCGCTCCGGGCAAGGTAGCCCACATCGAGCGGTCCACGGTCAGGACTGCGGAGAAAATCGGGTATGCTGATTCGCGAACATCCCTGTCCGCAATGAACTTGGCTAGGATACCGTTACGGACACCTGTATATTCCCGGGTTTCCGAGATCAGGTCCCCCTGTAATGCTATGTTGCCGTCGTCCTGAGCGGCCACGGTCGCGGGTTGCTCGGTGTTCGGGTCGGTGTAGCTGACAACGATCTCGTTGATCGTTTCACCCCACGCACGGCGCTTCCTCTTCGTGGCCACGCAATTGCTCTCGTCGAGCAGAGGCTCCAAAGCCGCGTCGTAATCGTCACGGAGCAGCTTCAGTGTCCAAAGCCCCGTCTTGGGGTTCAAGAACAGAAAGGCTTTGACGTGGTCGAGAACGTCCTGAATGATATTCTGAATCGTATCCTGTTGCACCCAGATCATCGACATACCGAACCGCTCATCGAAGAGGGTCTGGGCTGCTGCTGTGAAGCTGCTGGTGTCGATGTTGGTGGGGTCTTCCCCTTTGCCCCAATCCGGGTTGATCAGGCATTCGTAGATGATGTGTGCTGGGTTCGCGTCGGGAAAACCATCGAGAGTTCCCTCAGGCTCGCAGTAATTGAAGACCGTGGCCCCTGCACTTACGCTGGCCCCCCGGGTTATATCAGCGAGGCTTGCGAAAAGAGGAAACACAAACACCACGTTGGCATCGTAAATTACGAATCGGGCCGTCTCGGGGACTAGCACCTCGGAGCTTACCGTCCCGACCTTGATGAAGGGCGTCTGCACGCTTACTACGGTCGCCGGAATGCCTCCTGAAGGGATGTCAAAGGCAAGCAGGGGGTTGGCCAGATCAGGGTTTCCCGTGCCGTCGTCCGGGTAATAGCTAGACCGGACCGAGAATGTGGCCGAACCGGTCCCAGTAACTGTCCCACCCCAAAAAATCTTGAACGTGGCATTGCCCCCGTCGATGATCTCTTGCGTAGTATAGTCATGCAGGTCTTCTTGCACCGAATCTACGTTGTCTACAGGAGCCCCGGTAAATTCACCATTCTTGATGCCAAAAGTCGATAGGAGGGTGTCGACCGGCTCGCTGAGGGTCACCTTGTCCGAATCGACCCAAGTGATCCCCCCAGACCCATCGTCTTCTACTCCCACTACTGAGGGGATGAGTTCATTAGCACCAAGGTCCGCTGGCAACCTCGTGCAATGGACCTTGGTCTCCGGCATATACGGATTATTAGCCGTCCATTTGAACCCCAGACTGTTGTCGCGGGATACCAGTATGCCACCCAGAAAATCGTCGCCTCCGACCAAGGCTTCTCCGGGGTCCCCCGCCGCGCCTCTAAAAAACATGTGTGTCAGCCCTTGATACCCCGGCCATGTGGCTGTGGTCGCGCCGAACCGGGACGCCAGAGCCTCAGAGGCCACCTGAGCATCTGAGCCCATGTAAAGCTCTACGACGCCCTCTACTCCACCCTCCGCGTCGTCACCGCCGAACAGGTCCGGCAGGTTGACAGTGACCGCCGTGTCTACGTCGTATCGGCCACATAGAATAGGCTTGTCTTTGACCCAGACTTGATTGATCGAATCGACGGTGCCGTAACTGATGCCATAATCAATTGACAGCAGGAAGTCATATACTGAGCGTGATCCACCCTTACCCATTGGCCGTCTCCCTACGCTTCGCAGCGGCTATCACATTACGGACCAGCAGGTCTTCAATGTGTTCAACTTCCGACACAAGGACGCCCTCGCGGACGAACCGCTTGAAGTCCTCCCGAGAGAGCCCAAGCTGAGGGAAATGTCGGCGTGCGCCTGTAATGCAATACCCGGCTTTTACGATGTCGTCTGTCATTATCCGGGTCATTTCTTCGCTGCCTTAATCTTACGCTTCCTGCGTTTCTTATCGAAAGACCCGATGTTGTTGACCCCTGTGATAGTCATGCTCCCCCAGATCACGGGCCATGGTCGCCCTGCGTCGGCGGTCGGGGCATTGAAGTCGTCAAGTGAGGGTGGCTTAGGCGGCTTTGGCTGCGGACGCAAAATATACGACAGGATGCTCATGCCGATGCCGATGGCTAGTTGGATGAGAAAAGGTATTGGCAACTCGTCCTCCTAGGTGTGGTTGTTTTTGCCGACAGGGTTGAACGTCGGAATTCCCGGCTGGCCGCCGTAAGTCTGGATCGCATCATGCGTGTCCCTGCAATACTCTACGAACTTGGTGCAACCAATGTATAGGTCAATAGTGTCCAAGGCTGCAAGCTCGCTGGCGGGGCCGCTCAAAACCAGAGTGTCTGTGCCATCTACGCGGAGGACCGACCGCACGTGTCGGCCTGTCGCACCGTTCCACTCCGCCAGCCCCTTGATGTAATCGCTCTGAACCCGACCGGCCAAGACCCAAGGGGTTTCGAGAACTACTTTGTTGCCTGTGACCGAGGCCACGACAGGAATCGTTTCATACGTCGCCTTGGTCGCGCCACACCGGCCATGGTAGACTGCGAACGGACAGGACCATTGGTAGTTTCGCTTCAGACCGGGCCGTAACATAGAGGCGCTGGCGGCTTCGCAGACCAAGACCACATGGCTATCTTCTCGCGAGACCTCCAACACCCTGCCGGTCCAAGCCACCGGAAAATTCTCCCCTGCGGCCCAATCCACCGGATCGTCTGTGTTGGGGATGTGGCCTTCCCGGATCGTGACCGTGACGACCTGCGTCGGTGGATATATGCGAAACAACTCCGCGATCTCGTGGTCCAGAGGTATCT